CCCTGGAATTCTGTTTAAATATTTCATACTAACAGTCGCATTGATTTCATATATTCCACTTAAATCCGGAACTCTTAATTTACCACTTGGTTTAGTACTACTAATATCTAATATGCTAAAAATCGAATTTCCACTATTAGCTATTTTGTCACCTATTGTTTTAAATTGTAATGGAATATATTTATATATATTATTTGTGCTAGCATTAATAATCAAATTGCTTGAATTTTCTATTATATAATTTGGCTCATTATTAACTGCAAATGACCCTATAGTATTACCAGAAATCTCTCTATTTAAATCTAAAGAAGCATAATGATTTTTAGTATACATATTTGACCAGGATGAATTAGTGTTGTAAATTTTTATTCTATTCATGCTTATGTTAAAAATATCAAATGCTAGTGATTTTGGCTCATTTGAACTATGTAGTAAAGAATAAGTAGGCATTATTAGAGAGGCGACGTTGCTAAAGTCTAATCTCTTAATTATTCTTAAATTACTTATGTCGCAATTATTTTGAATGTCTAATTTATTAGACACATTTATATTACCAAATGTTGACGTTGTTTCTACTGACGTAACAATACCCCCATTTTCAATTATTAAATTTCCACATAAATCCGTAATATTACTTACTCTTAATGTCCCATTAATACTACAATCGCTCACAAATATTCGTTCGCAACTAATAGTCAATGCTCTAACATTACTACTATTTAAAATATTTCCACTTAGTGTTTGAAATGATCCCCTACTTATATCTAAATTAGCGTTACAAAATACAGAACCATTAAAATTAGCACTTGAATCCACTTTAATAGTACTACAATCTATGTTTGTTATAAATGAATTTGTAGAATTCAGTGTTGTTAGTGTTGATTTTGTTGAAGAAATTTCAGTATAAACTGTGGTATTTCCACCAGAAAAAAGTCCAGTAACAGTTAGATTATTTACTTTAATAGTTCCGCTTATATCTCCACCATTAACTAGTCTTAAATATGATGCATCTAAAATATTTGTTCTTAATTCGTTTAATACTAGTTTTCTTATAGTTAAATCTATTATTTCTGCGCTAATAGTATTTATACTTTTAGTAGTAATCGATGTTCCACTTATATTTGTATAATTTATATATTTGATAACTGCGCTACTAGCGTCTATTTTATTTAGACAACTTATGTCTCTTATACTAGCACTAGCACCTACTTGTAATCTATTTACATAAATTAAATTGGTTGGGTCGGTTCCTACTATATCAATCGAATAACGTGGATTTTTTGTATTAACACCAATTCGATTATTACAAGTGTCTATACATACAACATTAGATGTATTTACAAAACTATTTACATCAGTATTTGTTTTTTTTATATTTGCCACTATTTTATTTGTTAGCGACATTTATATAAATTTTGAGATAAAATAAAAAAATAAAACGTATTAATTAATAACTATTATAAAAGTAAAATTCAATATTGTTTAATATTGTTTAAGTTAGCATTGCAAGCATTGTCATAATAAGATTTATATTTCATAGGTTTGCATTTTGTGCCATACATTATATTTTGCATATAACTATAATTGGACAATGATTGATAATTATTGCAATAATTGCTATTAGAATTGCTAGTGCAATTGCTAGCGCTAGTGTTAGTCAAAAGATTTTGGCTATTAGTGCTAGCTATAAGATTTTGACTATTTATATTATTTGCATAAGAATAATTGCTTATAATAGCATTAAAATTTTTCTTAATATCTGTTTCATTGCCTTCATAATAGGTTCTACCTGCTACTAACTTGAATTTATTATTAAAATTATTTCTAATTTCACTAACAAGTAGTGGTGCGCGTTCATATTCATATATGTCTAAAAATCTAGACCCTTTTTTATAATCTTTCCTAAATTTAGTTATATCATTATTTTTTGAATAACCTATTTTATAACGCTGTGTTCCTACTAATTCCGCTGGTTGAATTAAATACAATAAGCCTTTGTCATTATTCATAAAATAGTCATAAATGTTTATTTTTAAAAAAACATAAACATTTATCAATTTTTAACAATATTATTATATGTATAAAGTTATTTTAATCAGTTGTTGCTTGTTCTGCATTAGCTTCTTTAGCTGTTTTAGCTGCTTTTTTATCCTTCATAGGTTCTTTAGTCTTAGATCCCATACCAATCATACCCTGTCTCATTTTAAATTGTTCAAACTTGGGTCCTCCTAAATACTTCATTGCTATTAATAAATTAGTAGCTATTATTGAAACAATAAGTGCTAGCGTTACATTTTTCTTAACATAGTATACTAATCCTGCTATTAAAAATAAACTTAATAATGCTGAAATTTGCTTTTTCATAACATAATTAACGGCTAGTGCTAGCGTAATTACATATAAAATATTGGTCAATACATTTTTCGAAACAGGTATTTTAGGGAACTTCCTCGACATACTTAATCTCTTTGACATATTTAAGCTTCTTGACATTTTGAACATATTTATTTATATAAATAATAAAATAATTTAAATTTGTAAATAAAATTTATATTATTTTTATTTTTTTATATTTTATTTTATTTATTTTTATTTTATTTTATTTTATTTTATTTTTATTTATTTTTATTTTATGTTAGTCGTAAATATTTAAATATGTCTTAAATATGTCTAAAATATGTCTTAAATATGTCTATTGATTATAAATTTAGCCATTCTCATAACAGTTGTATTTTGCGATCCTAATTTATAATTATCTTGTATAGGTTTGTATTCTACTTTGGGATAACAACAATGAGTATCTATTATTGTTTCAGCAACTACTATAGTAGGTATTATTTCAAGTTTTATTATCAACGAACCAGGACCAGACTTGCTATAGTCTTGCGTATTACTAAAATATTCCAGAGAAAGATTATTACCTGCATTTATTAGGTCTATATTCATAAGTTTATCAAAATCTAAAATAAATTCACCTATATAATATCTTAAAATAAGAGTTGTGTTTTGTAGTATATCAATATAGTCAATTCTTATAGAGCTAGCATCAACTAATAAATTAGTTAGCTCTAATTCCGAATAACGCGATGTAAATAAATTTGGTACCAGTTCATGTAGTAACGGATCAACAATTTTAATAACACTTCTCAATTTATTAGTAAAATTTGCTTGTGTAACATTCTGATCAAATATAATTGTATCACGTTGTGCTATACTTGAACTTCTATAAGCTTTCCAAAAATCATTTGTGCCTTTATAAAAGAATATTGGCTCAAGATTATCATTTTCTAGTACTATTTTCCTTGTAATAATATTTCTATTATTAGCATTGTCTAATACTATATAATTTATATATTTATATATAAAAGGTTCGTCATTAAAATTAACATTACTTATATCAGTTAAATCTATTTCTAATAATGAATAATTATTATTTATTATACTTATTAATTCATAAGAAGGTGTGTTGCTATTATTATAATATTTTATATTTACAGAATTAACAGAACTAATAGTATAAGTTTGATTTAAATCAACATAACTTAAATCCCTAATTAATTTATTGTTTATTAAATCATTTATAGAAGCATCTGAATTAAATTCATTTTCATTAAAACATATATCATTAATACTATTAAAAATAATAGTAGGCGGCGTTAAATCAGGAATAGTTATATCAAGATAAATAGTAGACAAATCTATTGATTGATATAAAGACTTGTTATATTTAATATTTAATTTAAAGGTTATGCTATTTGAATAATAGCTGTTTATTAATAGTCTAGAACCGAAAAAATTATAATTTGCATTAAGATATTGCGTTTGTTTATTATAAATCTCGTAATCGGTGGATATTACAGTAAAAACTTCTGTAATAATATTATGTAAATTTTGTACATTATTATATAAACTTTCGTAATTAACTATAGAGGCATCATTATATGCCGGATAATTTATACTATCGTCTGTTAATTGCTGAAAAGGACTAAAATAATTAATAACATTAGCATAGTTATATAACACATAACTATAATCTAAAATAAAATTAGAATTCAATAAATTAAAATTATACTTCAAATCAATATATAATTTATTAGCATCTAAATTATTAATAGAATACAGATTTTTATATCTTTTTTGTGAATTATTAGTAATATTACTAGCCATCATATTTTTATAACTTGCAAAAGTTTCATAATAATCGTAATTACGCACTTCAACCTCTCTTCGCATAATATCAAGTTCATTATTTAAAATATAAAAATTTTGAAAAATATAATCTAAATAACTTATATCGCTAGTTGTTAATATATTTCCATTAGCTAAAGAAATTGTGCTAGTCGAATTATAAATAGTTAATAGTTGTGTTATATTATTTTCTTCAAATAATAGCTCCATATTCTGTAAAATGTTTTCAACATTGCTCTCTAACAATGTTACTATGTTGTCCAAATAACCAATATTTATATAATTAAATGCTATTACTATATCTAAAAAGTTACTTATATTTAATAAATATAAGTGCCTAATGTTATAGCTACTTATTACATCATCGAATTTAAGTATTAATAATTGTATGTTATCAAAAATCTCTTGATATAATCTATTTAACATAGCTATAGACACTTCATTTGTATACAAATTAGCAATCACATTTGATGGATCTGGAGTTAATAAATTAATAAAGTAATTTATATTATCATCATCTTTCATTGTTAATATATTAGTGTTACTATTAGTGTTATTAAGCGCATTATTAACAGTTACGTTAGGAAAACGCACTTCTAATACTTTTATCATATATGTTAATTTGAAATATAATGGAATAATCTTATTTCGTAATGTTAATAGCAAATTCAAGTTTACTACATTATAAACAATGCTTTGCGATCCACTTATATCATATAAGTTAAATGGTATGTTATAACACACATCTAATAAAGTATAGTTCAGTTTATTTACATCAATAAAATCAGTCGAATATGAATTGCTAGCAAATAATGCATTTTTATATATATTTATATCAAAATAGTCATTCAAATCTATTATATAGCTATGGCTAGATAATCTATTTGAAATAGAATTATAGGATATTTCATTTATAGTATTTAAACTAGTATCATAACTATTCAAGAACCTATCCGAATATTGCCTGTATATATAGCCAATTCTTCTAATAGGAATATTGTTTAAATATATAGGCTCTATTTCAAATTGCGTTAAGTAGTTATTAGTGCTGGCCAGCTCATCATTTATTGTAAAAGCAATATATATATTATATTCTTCGTTAGCCGATAAATTAGTCAATGTATTAAAATTTAAAGGTCGATCATTATAAAAGTTATATATATCATTTTCAGCTATATTTATTAAATATTTGTTATAATTTGTTTCTTCGCTTAACGTGGTTGCTAATGTTAGTGTAGGACTATTTACTTGATAATTTACTATTGTATCAGTATTAAATTTATGAAAAATTAATGTTTGGTTTTCATCAAAGTAAACATTATTATACAAATTTTGCTCTGTTAGCCCACATAGTGATGCATTATTATTGCTTGTATCCTTAATACTTAAAAAAATAATATTGGTCAATTCGTTGCTACTTAGATCATTATAGCCTAGTCTATTAAAAATAGAGGAGTTATAAAAATTATTACTTAACTCCGCACTATATGAATAGATTAAATTGCTCGTAATAGTTAGCGATCCATTATAAAATGTTACAAAATCTCTTAACACTGGTTCATTAATTACATTTGAAATGTCTATAAAACTAGAGCTATAAACAATGTATTCATAGGTTCCAAACAAAACCTCTTTATTTGTGCTTAACATTTCGTTGGAAGAATACCAATTGTTGTTGTTATTATAATAAATTTGCAATGTAAAAGTTATATAATTGGCTGTAATATTTGTTAATTTAATTCTAGGTGCAAGCAACTTTTCATTATAATTGTATTCGTTAGCGTTATCCAAATTTAATACTTTTGATGGATTTGCAAAGAAAAAATCGCTTATTTTATATTTAAAGCTGTCCTCTATTAATGTGGTTGTTAATAAATTATTTTTTTTGAAAAAATCGCTATAACTGGTGATTTCGTTTAATAACTGATGTGACCCAACATTATAAAAAATCGGTCTAATATCTTCATCGTAAATATTTAGTAATGGGTCAGACTCTCGTTTTGCAACATTCAAAGAGCTGTCAAAATCATATTTAAACAAATTAATATATGTATTGCCAAAATTAAAATCAAGTCCTTTGTTTTCAAATAAATATTTATTAATATTATTTTTCATTATTGAGTAATTAGTAACTATAAAACTAACATCTGGCCTAGCTAGTAAATCTGTGTGTTGTCTAATTATTAGTTTATGCGGATGTTGTGGTATATTATACAGCACATTATGCTGAATATTTTGTTGTGTAATACAAGTAATATTTATATATGAAGTATCACTAATGCCTCCTGTTATATTAAATCGCTGTGTTAATAATACTCTATTTTTTAGAAAATCATCTGAATAATGCAATTTCAATATTTCTTCTTCCCTATCCGAGTCTATTACATAATTATTCAAAACCATTGTTTGTTTAGAAAAGATTATGTTATTTTTGATTACAATTTGGCCACCCATATTTGGAAAATTTTCGCAATAATAATATAATAACGCAGGTGTTGTGGCATCAATATTTATTTGAGTATAGCTGGAATTAGAATTTCTACTTAATATTGATACTCCTGGAAGATTTCTTTTAAATATGTTTTTTGTATATTCAATACCTCCATTATGTGTCCCATCTTTTGTAATAGAAAATTTTATAGGATTATGAAAATTATTATAGCCATATTGATAAAACCTATAATTGCCAATACTTAAATGAAAATTTCTAGCGTTTGTATTAGCAAATACAAAAAACGGTCTAGAACTAGAAGCAGGATTAGAATTATTTATATTACTTATATCTACAACATATGAACTGTCTATGATTACATTTTTTTCATTATTGTTTATTACTTCATACAAGTCTATATAAGTATTTTTATTATTATATACAAATAAATGTTTATAACTAGTATTATTATTTAGTTCAATAGTTAATCTATTGAAATCACCGCTTAATGTTAAAACAACATTGTTATAATAAAATTTTTTGGCATTTATATTATAAGAACTGTCGCTAGTAATTGAAACAACATCATTTATAATATATAGTCCATTACATATATCATATTCTTGTGTTTTTATATTAAATGCCAAATTATATGGTACAACTAATTTATATGTCCCATTATATAAACTATATTTGACATTTGTCTTATTTGCTATATTTGTGAGTGTTGGAAAATTAAAATTTAGTATATCACTAAAATCATAATTAAAGTTTTGCAATAATGGAAAGCTAGTTATAACATCCACATTACGTTGTGTAATACTACTTATATCAGCGCTATTACTTACATCATAATTTATAGTATAATTTCCATTAGCATTTTCATTAATAGCATTGGTTATTTTGACATTTTCAAAACTTAGCGCAAATCCATCAAAATAATCTAGAACTCGTCCTTTAGGTTCTACATATTTTTCAAATTTTTTATGATAATAAGTAATATAGTTATTGCCACAACAATCCTTTTGATAATTTAAATTTATAAATGGTGGAAACCTTTTAACATTAATAGTTCTAAGATGGCTTTCACCGACATTACCTTGTTCATCTCTAACATTATATTTTTGCGTATAATTTCTAATAAAGTTATTAGCACAACCGTCATATAATATATTACATACATCTATTAATGACCCGCCAATCCTATAATAGTTTATCGAAATATCAGAATTTATAAAATCATAACTTAGATCACTAATTTTTTGGAAAGAATTATCAATATAATTTACTTGACCACTTACAATATCTCTTATGTTTATTCCAGGGTCATATAAAACAATATTATTATTTGACTGCGATTTTTTGTAATAATTCTCATAATTATTATACAAATTATTAAAATTAGCATAACTATTAATATTTATTGATAATTGGTTGCGCGATGATACACTCAATAAGGGATAGTCTAAATTAGAAATAGTGTTAAAATTTCTATTAGTTAATAAAATTAATTGCGGAGGTGTTGTGTCTACAAAATTTAAGTTATATTCTAAAAAACTAATTTGGTCAATAATATTTGTTTGACTTAAATCACGAGCATAAAAATAAATTTTATGTGTTTTCTCTATATTTAAACTTTGTATATTTTCATATTCTACATTTACAAATGAACTCGCTAATGTTCTTAGATTATCATAACTTTTAGCTTCTAACGCGAATTTAACATAATTATTAGTCCTGCCTTTTGCAAAAATAATAGGTGCAATTGCTTCGCAAATTATATTCTGATCATTTTCTATAGTATTATCATATTTAAATGATAAACTTAGATCATAGTATAAATCTTCATTATTTATACTATTTATTAATGTTAATTTACTAGTAATTATTATGTCACTTGTTAACGGATATTTTATAACACCATTATTATTAGCAACCTCAACATATGGATATAATATTGGTTTTTGTGAAATTGTTACAACTATATTTCTAGTTATGTTTTGTGAATTATTATATATGTCGGTCGCTCTATAAATAATTCTATAACTATAACTTGGATCATTATATATTAATTTTGTATTTTGCAGTGTTTGAGATGATAGGATTAGTATTGAATTATTGTTGTTTAAATCTATTCTTTGACTAATTATACTTATATCAAATGGAGTTCGCGTTCCTAGGTCATATGAATACCCCCCATATTCTTTATAATACGAATTAGCTTGTATAAAATATGAGTTATTTGATAATTCATATACAAAATCACCGCATATTGTCATTACCGGAGGTCTTCTGTCCGCAACATTTAATATTCGAGTTCTTCTAGCAGTTATTCCGCACAAGTCTGTTGAGCTATAATATATATTATATAATCCGGCACTTGGCTCTAATATGTTAAGACAATTGTCAAAAGTTATTTTAAAATTTGTTCCATTATATGATAAATTAGGTCTATAATTTGCAAAGACAAACTGATCATATATGCTGTTACTTGTTACATCAAATATTAATGAGGCATCGCTTAAAGGTGTATATATTTCGTGACTTATGCCAGTGCTAGGAAAAGTAATTAGTGGCCCATTATTACTTATAGTAATAGTTCTTGGTCTATTGTAAAAACTAAATGAATATGCTGATGGAAAATAATTTACTACATTAGACCCCAAACTATATATTAAAGCAGACGGGTCAAAAAGTCCAGAACCACTTACTGAAGTTATAGTATTTGCTTGAAAACTATAACTAATGTCAAAGCTAACAGAAGTTGTGGTCAATCTCTTATGACTAAAAGAGACGTCTCTCAAAATATTAAAATTTGTATCTCCAAAACTAATAGTTAATGGTGAAGAGTTGTTCAAAAAACTTATATCTAAATTAGTGCTTATGTCTATAATTCTAACATTTCGTGTTATTCTAAAAACATTAAACTGATTATCGGTTATATCATATATTAAACTAAACGAAGTGTCTTTTAAAGAAAATAAAGCCTTAATATTGTCACTTAGATCCGCTAATCCATTGGCATTTGTTATGCTTGTTTTTACGCTATTATTACTAATAGTTATTATATAATTTATGGCAGTTTTGGCATCAAAATTGTCACTTAAATCAAAATTAAATAATATTGAGCTTAATTCTTGAATAAAATTATAACTGGGTTCTCCTGGTCCTAGTATGTTATAGCGTTTATTATAGTCAAGTGCTACATATGAAAAATCTTTGAAACTTGCACCATAATAAACATATTGATAACTGTAAGGATAAGAACTATAAGCATAATAATTAGCAAAAGAAAATGTTATACTAGGGTTATTATTATCTATTATATCTACATTTCTTGTTACACTATAAATGTTGTATGAGTCGTCAATTGTATA